TGGCCCTGAATACAAGGCCAGAAGGCTGTGGTGTTGTAGCCCGTACAATGTCGCCGACAGCATGAGCTGTAGCTCCATTCCATGCCGCATATGCCATTAGGGTTCAAATACCTCGCGAAACGTTGCTTGTATTGTGGCGCGATTTAGATATGGAATCGACTTGCTCCAGCTGTCACAAACAAACTTCGAACTTGAGGCTTCGCCTGGCGGCGTGAAATCAAAGCTTTCACTGTCTGCGGCACGCGCGTCCAAAAACGTTTCGATTGTGTCCGCATCTGTTTCAGAAACCTCGAAAGTCAACGAAAAGGACTTCGGGTTCTGATTGAGGCCAAACAAAAGTCGGGCTTCGTAGCCATCACCGAAAACAACCTTTCGGGTGTTTGGGCGGCTTTGTTTTCTGACCCCATAGGTAGGTGTGATGCTTGGGAAAGTAGCCATCAGCTTGCGAGAAGACCGCCAGGACGTTTTTGCTTGACTAGCTCAGCCTGCACTGCAGCACCAAGCAGCTTGCCGAGTTGTGTTGCTTGCTGAGAGTCGCCTTCGACAGACGAACCAGAAGCATCTACGTTCACCACAATGCTAGACCCGCCCATTGCATGGTTCGGAATAATCGTTCCGGCCGTGCGTGGCACAAATAGCTCAGGTCCACGCTCGCCAACAATTGAAGGACGGCCTACAGGTGGGTTACCTCCATTGGCAAAAAAGTTGATTCCGGCAGTTTTAGGTGTCTGCACGTTGAATATGTTGCCGACATCGGGGCTACCAAGGGAAAAAGCACTTGTTACAGCACTAACGCCGGGTATTGGAAGCAGCGCATTTATCAAACTGCCGATGATGCCGCCGCCTGTGCGCTGACCTTGGGCGTTGCGAAGTGTTCCCTGCGCGTTTCCGTAAAACGCCATGTTTGCTGCGAGCTGCAGGAATTGATCTGACAGACGCCGCAGCATGCTGGCCAGTGCATCTCCGAGCGTGCGGGTGTCGTCAATAGCAGCTTTGATGCTGTCCACAAGGCCGTCTTTGACGGTGTCGCCTAGCTGTTTGTACAGCTCTTCCTGCTTCTTGATCGCCTCTAGCTGCTCATCGCGAATGACTTTGGCAATGCGACGTTGCGTAGCTTCCTGATTAGCTAGCTGCTCAGCACGGATGGTGTCCGAGATAGCAAGCTCTTCTGCAAGCCGTTGCTGCTCGTCTAAGTCTTTTGGAATACGAGACAGCAGACGAACTTTCTTGCGGACAATTTCTGCAGCTTTTTCTTCTCCCCGAAGACGCTCCACCAACTGCTTATCGCCTGCCTCCTCAGCAGCTGCGATACGCCCACGAATAGCTGATATTTCTTTTGCTTTTTGTGCCTCTGCTTCGAGATTTTGAATACGTCGTTGGCTGGCTGCAATGAGGTTGGCAGCTTTTGTTGCTGCGCTTTCCTGTTCGGGGGTCTGTATGCCTGCAGCAATTTCTTGAATCTTAATTTCTGGACCCTTAAGTATCTTTTGTCCTGCCTGGAGTGCAAAATCTTGGGCAAATTGTTTTGCAGATCTTGCGCTTGCTAAAGGAAGCTCTCCGGTAAACCCTGCAGCTTTTAAATTTTTTCGCAGGTTTCTAGCATCCTGAACAGTTCTTCTTGACTGTCTAAATCTTTGAACAGCGCCTTCTACACCGGTAAGACCTGTTGCTCTGTCAAAGGCTCCGCGAGCAGCCGTGTCGCCCGCCATCTGTGCAAGTTTTTCAAGCAACGGACCAGCGATCTTGGCGATAGCTGCCAAAACTTGCGTAAAAATAATGTTTAGGTTGTTGCCTAGGGTTACGGCATCTTCACCAAATTTCTTAAGTGCGTCTCTGCCTGGGCCGCCGACTCTAGATGCAAGAAGCTCTGTGGCTAGCTGAGCAGCTTGTGCGGCTGAACCATACCGCTCAATTTTTTCAAGCTGCGCTTGCGTTTCGGTGTTTGCAATACCTGTGGATGTGGCCACAGTATCCAGATTGAGGGTTAGTTCGTTAAACGCTGAACCAACACCAGCAATACGAGCGACAAGCGTGTCTATCTGTTGGCCGATTGCACTTAGAGCAATTTGTGCAGCAAGACCGCCTCCGGTTGCTCCACCAAGAGCACCACCAAGAACAGCTCCTGGGCCGCCACCGAACAGCAGCGGGAAGCCAGCACCAAGAGCAATATCACCAGCGCGGCCTCCCATACCGCCAAATCGCACAGCTCCGGGGCCACGACGACCCCCAAACATTCCGGTAAGAGGAGCGGAGGTACGACTTGGCAGTTGTGGGCCAAAAGCGTCAGCACTGGTGATTGGGCGTGTTGGTCGACCCTCAGGCAGTAAAAGTTGTCTGGAATTACTGAGTATTTCACCGCTACGTCGTGCTGAACGCTCGTAAGCACGCGCAATTCGTTCTTGTTGAAGTGCCTCTTTTGTTTTTATTTCAACTAATTCTTGCCCAGATCTTTTTGCTCGTGCTGCAAGCATCTCAGAACTGGGCAAAGCTGACGCATTTGCTTCACGCAGTCTTGAAGAATCAATAACTCGTGCTGTTCTTCCAGCAAGTCGCCCAGCTCTGCCAGCTAGACGCATAAGGTTCATGCCAGCTCTTTGAACACCAGCAGCTGCTCTATTAAGAGAAGAAATGAACCGTGGAGAACCGGGCATATCGGCACCTCCACGAATTGGAGAGGATGCAAATCCTTTAGTTCGGCCAGCTCTTATATCCGATATTGGTCCTGCTATTGGCCCAAATGATGGGGGCAAAAATGGACCGACTGCCCCTGGTCTTCTAACTGGGTCTCCGCTTGGAAACCGCATTGGGCCTCCAAAACCCAGCCCAATGGCGGAAGACGGACCGGAGCTAGGGGGTAAGAAAGGCCCCACAGCGTTTGGATTTCTTACAGACCCTCCACCTGGGAACCTCATTGAGGCCCCGGCTAAAAATCCTCTTCTAAGTTTTGCTTGTTTTTCTAGCTCTGTAGTTTCAAGTTTTTGAACTTGAAGTTTTGTTCGCGCATTACGTATTTGACTTTTTATTTCTTCCCCAATAAGCTTAGCTGAGGTAAATTGACGATCATTTTGAGCGTCTGTAAGTTTTCCAATGTTTTTCCGGATTGCAGCGGTTTTTACACCTTTAGCTTCAAGAATGTTTAACTCATTTAAAAAATTATTTTTTAGCCTGCGAATTTGTACAATACCTCTAAGGTTTTTCTGAAATTGAGCATTATTAGCTTTTTCAACAGTTGCTTGTTTTTTCTGTATTGCAAGTTCTTTTTCCGCATTTTGAATAAATTCTTTTGCATGCCTATTATGCGCTCTAGCAGTTTCTATTCTATTTTTATCGGCGGCTAGCATAGCCTTATCAAGGGCAGCCCTGCCCTCCTTCATTTTTACGCCTTTTTCCTCTAAACGTAATATCTGTTCAGATAACCTACGGTTAATAACCATAGTTGCAGCTATTCTATCTTCTAATCTTGCTTTCTTTTCTTGAGCACTAACAGAACCATTTATTTTTGCACGAAATGTATTTATTCGTTTTTCTAAGTTTTTAAGTTGTGCGTCAACAGTTTTAGTGTTTAGAGATATATTTACTTCGTACTCAGCTCCGGCCACGACCATACCTAGAACATTGTCTCCACGTTAGCGCACGCGGCGATACTGGGCCGCTTCGCGTGCGCGGTCCATCTCCTTTTGCTCTAGTTCTGACTTAAGGCTGCAATACGCGCTCCAGCCATACAACTCTTCAGTGCTCATGCGGCTGCGAAGCTCGGTAAGCGTCATACCGAGCTTTTCAGCGATGAAAAACTGGAGAAAAAGGTAGTTGTTGTCAGAGAGCGTCGCTTTTGATCTCGTCGGGGTTCGCCTCCTCCGGCAGTTCCTGCATCTTGGCCATGATGTCCAGCACGATGTTCATCGGAAGCTGGTTACGGATGGCAGCGCGGTCACCAGACTGAAACAGCTTTTTGCCGTCCTCATCCTCTGCTTTTTCGATAACCATCTGGATTGCAAAGTCCAGGCTGTTGTCTGTTTCCTGGAGCTTCAGTGCTCCAATAATGTTGTTGATCCGATCCCGGTCGGCAATTGTTAGTGGAGTCCAGTAAAGCTTGAGGATCAGCTCGTCTCCGCTCTTGATTGCGTAGCTGCTGCGGGCATCGACCCTAAACGCCTTGCGGAGTTTGTCGATAGCGCGTTCGACTGCCATAAAACTAGGTCAACTAATACAATATAACCTACTTAGCTCCGGTGGCACGGAAAGCTTTGGTTAGGTCATCAAACAAACCACCAGAAGCTGTGTAAACCTTGTACCAGTCAGGGTTTTTAGAGGGCGGTGTAATTCTTGCTCTCATTGCGTGGTTCTCGTACGTTGTTTTTGTGCCGTCGGGTCGTGTGACTGTGGCGTTGGGGTTGTTGACAGCAAAACCTGCGTAGGAAACTGAGTTTCCGATATACAGCGTCTGTCCGATAGACAAGCGAAGTTCAGGTACAGGGCGGTAAAAACGGTTTGTCTGGTTTCCGGGCCAGCCACGATTTAGACCGTCTTTGTAATGGACGGGCATGACAGGCGCGTTACGCAGTTTCCAGCGTCTTCCAAAGTTGCCTGTCCACCAAGGACCTTCAATCTGCAGGCTGCGAACGACAATCGGACCAGCGGCTGCTCGGCCGTCTTCAACAAACTTGCGAAGATCTTTGGTTAGAGCACTAAGCGGTTTTTTGGCCATCAGACTGCCGTGAAGTTACAGCGGATCACGCTGACGAAATGGCTTTGGTCTTCGGTGGATACAGCCGTTGGACCGGTGATCGTGCCAACGCGAGGGACTGACGAGTAAGTGTCGGTGTAGCCGGAAGCGTTGACCGAGGTTAAACCGTCGATGACAGATTCAGCGATAGCAGCAGCGACGGCAGTGCCTTTGTTTTTAGGGGTAAAGATGCCGCACTGGACCGTGCCAGCGTATTGATCTACAGCTGCGCCGTGCGCTTGGATCGTGGCTTGGTCAAAGTTGATCGTGACCAGCACATACTTTTTGGTTTTGCCGGGTGTTGTGAACGGCATGTTGTCGAAGACAACCGACACGGTGTTGTCTGCTGCGACGACAGCAGTGTTGATGGCACTTTCCAGGGCAGCTCTAGCGTTTACAAGCGTCATTAGAACACCACCCGAACGATGTACAAGTATTCTTGGCCGCCCCTGTACGTTTGGATGTCCTGGATCTTCGTAGCTCGGTTCGCGCCTTGATACTTCAAAACAATCTCATCCTGCAAAGTTGGTTGATTGTTGCCGATGAGGTCTGGGCTGATGTAAAGCCGTGCCACGTTTTCTTGGTAGCCTGCCTCTTCATCGGAATTTACAAATTCAATAGGCACCTTGATGTCGCTGTACGGACGATCAAATGTTGAAAAAGCTCCGGTGTCAATGTCGTATTCGCCAGAAAACTTGCGTATATAGTCAATCTTGGTGTTTAGGCCATCGCCAAGGTCCGCAACAATCGCCTTGGCTGCTTCCTTAAAAACCTTGTCGAGTGCTCCAGGCATATCAACCTCTTACAACGCGGACAGAATACGAACCGCTACCACCAAGGCAATAAGCCCCAAGATAAGACTGCAGCCAAGGATAAACGTCGAATACGTTATTAACAGTGCCGGTAGCTTGACTAGAAGTGTTGTACTTAACCTCCATCTCACCGAGTTTGACGGATTCGTATAGCCCCGTATCGCCGGTAGACCCTGTAATCGACTCCGTGTCATTGGCCAGTGCGTTGGCTAGCTCATAAGTAGCGTATTTAATGTCGTTTGGAATCGCAGAGCAAGCAAGCTCAACACGATCTACGTGATAATTGTTGCGAGGCCAGCTCAGCGCCTGGTCTGCATCGCAACGATCGCCATAAAAATTCAACGTGTCGATCCAGCGTGTTGCTGAGATCAATGCACGATTCTTGGCGTCATCAGTCTTGTTGTCCCAGTTCGTGCTGCTTGGGACAGTTTCAAAATACGTGTTGGCTTCGGCCAACGTCACAAAGCTGTTGGCTGTCTCACTCTGGAGCGTGGCGTTGATCGTGGCAGCCATAGCAGCAA